TCAACAACCCATCAAGTAACCGAGTAATTACCCCATCAGTCTTTTGTGTGCTTACGAACAAATTAGCATCAACAAGCCTCGACATTACACGCAATACTATATTGCTGTGATAGTAAACACTCGCTAAATAACACATATCAGCTTCAGCGCGACTGAATAGTATGTTGTATTTACCAGTTGCTATATTCTTATAAACCATTTTGCGATCAGTGGGAGTTATTGCACAACGCTTCAACTCATTTGACAGTTCACCCGTTACTTGTAATTCCATCGTTTCTAACCCTTGTGTAGATACATAAAGTGATAGTATAACACACACTCCAAAAAACACCTATACAAATCTGTATAGGTGTTTACAACGCCTATACATGTATAGGCGTATACAAATATGTGTAGGTGTACACATGTTTTTAAAGCTAAAAAGCTGAAATATGTAGTCACAGTGGGTAGCAATAGGTGCGGCGGGGAACAGAAGAATGCGGCTTAGAGGCTATATTGTATCACTAATTGTCACTTTGCCACAGTGACCGTGCCAGCTACGAGGCTACGAGGGCGCTGAGGTTGAGGTGCTTTGTCTCTATGTCTCTATTACTTATTCAATAGGATTTATATATATATGATGTGTATATACATGTGTATACATCTTCTTTTTAAAACATGTAGGAGCGACCCCCCTGTTTTTTAGGACACTGAACCAGAACGGACTATTTTACATTTAAAACAGTAGGTTACGCGTGTCTCAGTTCTAGGCACGGTCGTTTTTAATGTTACATTTAGCGCAAAACGTGAAAAGTAAATTGTATAGGTGAATACCCTTTTTAGTGTGGGAATCACTGGTTGTCGCCCTGCATCTTAGTAACTACGTGGCGTGTAGCGGTGTTCAAGTGGGAGACTCCACAGTTAACTCACACAATCACTACCCACTGGGACTGGGGGAATCCTAGCCACTATGTCCGATACATACTAGTATCGGACATAGGGAATCCTTGCAAATCAACTACTTAACTTCGTATAACTTGGGATCGCCCTGCTGAATGCTGATATACAGGGGTTTTACACCGCCCACAACTAAAAAACGAGAGCGAGGTACCTTTTTGATTTCTCAATCTCAAAAACCGGACTCTCAGACTTCGATCGCTATTTCGGGGGTTTAGGTCTATTAGTATATATAGGGACCATCTCTGCACGAAACCTAGAAACCTAGAAACCTAGAAACCTAGAAACTAAAAAAATAAAAATAAAGTACCTATCTCACATACATCTTAAAACGTAGTAACCTAAATACCCAGCCACAATTTGCTCAGTAGCCTAATCTACGTTACACTCGTATTTTACGCCAAGGAACTTAATATGCAGCGACCGCACTTCACCACTAAGAGAATTGATTGGGTTCTCGATCCAAAATCGGCGGGTCTGCAAGGTGATGAACTGCCTACTAAAGATGATTTCATGATTACCTGGAGAAAGTTGAGTAAAACGCAACGGGTATTTGTGTCAGCGGGTATTCAGTGTGAGACGTTGGCTGACTGGGTGGGTCAGTTACCGGGCTTAACATTTCAAAAAATTTATAGATTTCTTGATACGGGAACACTTACCATGAGAGCCATGGTGATTGGACGTATGATGTCAATGCCGAGTGATGTTGCGAAGGCGACGTACCTTGAGCAGTTGATGACGAATGAAAAGTCACGGAGGCACCACAGAAATGATATCGCGAAAATCATCTCGACCGACCGTGATCATCTGCAGGAGTTGGCGAAGCAGATCCAAACGACGGGTGATGGTAAGCGCCAAGTACTTAAAGAGTTGATTGCTTATGGTATGCAGACCAAGGAGCATGCGCCTGCCAAGATCAGTGACGCGACGGGTGAGATACTGGCTCCGGCGGTTTATACGTTAGCCGATCCTAGGATTGCATTGATATCGTTGCAAGAGATGAACAAGATGGATCATGAATACATGGAGATTGCCACCTCAACCAGTTCTGTTGAAAGTCAAGCTGAGCGTGTCAAACGTCTTAGAGAGAAGGCGATTGGTAGTAAAAATTTACTCAACCGGGTGAATAAGGCGGCGGCGGATCAAGCGAAAGTGCTGCATGGCACCGCTAAACAGATTACTTCTACTTCTTTACAACCATTGGAGGCGTGATGACTTTAATTATTATATTTGTGATAGTCGTTATTTGCATTGGATCAATCGTGGAAGGGATCTTCAACCACTACTAAATTTTTAGGTGACACTAAATGAGCGACAAAGAAACCGCGCAGCAGAATGAGATAGATACTTTCTCAATGCAGTGCATGCACGATTTTGAGTTTTTCTCGAATACGTGTTTACAAATCAAACCTAAGACCGGTGGCATGCAGCCATTCGTCTTCAACAAGGCACAGACGTACTTAGATAAGATTGTTAACGATATGATTGAGCAGTACGGTAAAGTGCGTGTAATCATCGTTAAGGGGCGCCAGCAGGGTCTAAGTACGTGGGTTGAGGCTCGTGGGTATTGGAAAGTTTGTTTTGAACCTGGCACTAAAGCGTATATTTTAACGCATGAGGGCGAGGCCACTAAGAATTTATTCAACATGGCCAAACGCTATCACGATAATTGCCCTGTCGATATTCGCCCTATACTTCAAAAATCGAACCAGACTGAACTTGTGTTTAAAGATATGGAGTGTGAATACGCTATTGGAACGGCGAAGACGGGTGATACAGGACGTTCACAAACAATTCAATTTTTTCACGGCTCAGAGTGTGCGTATTGGAGAGCAGCGAAGGAAATAGCATCAGGAGCCATGGAGGGAATACCTGAAGAGCCCGGTACTGAGGTATATCTAGAATCGACTGCGGCGGGTTTTGGGGGCTACTTTCATTCAATGTGGCAAAATGGTATTTATCCGGGAGAGACGCCGCATGCGAAGTGGAATGGGTACGTCAGGGTATTTGTGCCATGGATATGGCAACCAGATTACCGTATGGAAATCTATGGTGAATTTGAACGCACTGAGGAAGAAGATTTATTAGTTCAACTGCATAAAATGGACAACGAGCAGTTGCAGTGGCGTCGGATGAAGATTGCCAAAATGGAAAATGATGCGGCTAGGTTTCAGCGGGATTATCCTTTAACACCCGAAGAAGCTTTTAATTAAGCTCAGGACAATATATTGATTTCCGCGTGCAAAAGGTGAATTAGATTATTACCAACCGGTAGGTTCGACGATACTAGGTGTTGATGTTGCACGTTTTGGTGATGACAGTACTTCATTTGCCTTGAGGCAAGGGCGAGTGATTTTTTGGACGAAGAGATTTAATAAGCTCGACTCCATGGAGGTCACATCAGAGGTTATTCGAATTCTACGGCAGTTCAAAATTGATTTTGTAGCTATTGATGGAACGGGTGGCTATGGTGCGGGTGTCATTGATAGGCTACGCGAAATGGGCTATGGCTCTAAAGTCATTGAGGTTACGTTCTCTGCGAGAGCGCTTGAAGATGATAAATTTAAAAACAAGCGTTCTGAGATATGGGCAGCTACAAGGGACTGGCTAATTGCGGGAGCTCAGCTGCCAAATGATGATGCTATCCAACATGACTTGTGTTCAGTGACTTACAAATTTGACAGTGCCGGTGACAAGCTCCAATTGGAAAGTAAAGCGGAGATGAAGAAGCGCGGCATCAAGTCTCCTGATATCGGGGATGCAATTTGCCTAACATTCGCGAGGCCGTCATTAGGCTTGGCAGGTATTAATGGAAAAGGTGAATCATTTGATCCTGACGAGTATTTTGGCTAGTATGTGAATACTACTAAGTATTTAGGGCTGCACATGGCATCAACACGACCAGTAACATTTAAAAAACTCAATGTGAAAGCATTGATCCAACAACTCGACGGTTCTGAGCCAGCATATCCAGTGTATTACTTTGGCAAGACTGTTAAACTTGAGCGTCCTGAAGTACCTGGAAGTGAGTACAGATGGGCGCGGGATAATCCAGATGACTAGTATTATTACGGACAAAGCGCAGGTGAACAATATTTTGTTGACCAAGAACAAAGTGCGAGAAGCGTCAGAAATGAAGCGGCTTCAAGCAAGGCAAGAACGGCACCAGCTCGAACATGAGATTGCGATGGATCCGGAAGAAAAAGAATTCAAAGAAAAAGATTTAGTATTAGCGCAATCCATTGGTTATGAGTTAGTACATCACTATCCTGGGCATGGTTGGCAGGTTGAGTGTGATATCAGAAATGGCGTCGCTAAAATTTTCAACTGCCATATGAGTGGTCAGCATGGGTACATGCTTCACTTGAAAAATTTAAACCTAAGTACTTTTCGTGCTGACATTATGCGTGTTGGTGGAACACTTCTAGAGAGCTTTGGCTTGAATAGAGGCAAGATAAACGAGAATCAAGTTATTGACAAACAACGTGACCGAAGTGGTAGCGTTAAGGCCGATTACTAATGACAGCACAAATGCCGACTGATACACCGTATGATATGTCTGGAACAACAGACGGTGTAGCATCAATTGAGAAAATAGATTATTCAAAAAAAGAAGATAGTTTCTGGACAGCACTAGCACAGAGCAACTTCAATACAGCTAGAACGTATCAAGATGCATCGCTTACGGTTCAATGGGAGCGCAATGCGGATCACTTTAACAACCGCCACTTTCGTCGCAGTGCCTACAATTCTAGATTGTACAAAGGTCGGAGTCGATT